AACGATATTGACGTTCCAGACACCTCGCCAGCTATTACATAACCTCCTTGTTCAGCACTTCCAGAATAAGCCCTATAAGCAATGATTACCTTGTTTTCGTCGCTATCAAAACACATTGACGTCATAGACACCTCATGCGTATTTTCAAATACAACAGGGGTGCCAAAGCTAATCGATGTACCAGAGACCGTGCCTACGATTGCCGTTCCATATTTACTATTTCCGTTGTCACGGTAACTTATGACTACTTTATCTTGAAAACTGTCAAAAGTAATTGCTATTTGTTTAGTTTGAGCAGACTCGAAGGTGACAGGAGTGCCAAAACTTATACTAGTTCCCGAGACTGTGCCGACTACAGCTTTTCCATAATCTCCAGAATTACCATCGTCTTCATAGGCAACGACAATCTTACCGTTAGTGCTGTCATATGCAGCCACAATAAAATTTGCCTCTTTGTTTTCGCCAGTAAGGGAAACTTCAGATCCAAAGCTTATACTGGTTCCTGAAACTGTACCAACAACAGCGCGTCCAGAAGAGTTAGTACCTCCGTTAAAAGCAATTACTACTTTTTCGTTAGTTTCGTCATACACAATAGAGTGATAACTAAGGCCAGAAGCTGAATATGTAACTTTACTACCAAAACTAATAGATGTTCCGCTTACTGTACCAACAAATGCTTTACCCTTAAAGCTATCACCACTGTCTCTATAAATAACAACCACCTTCCCGCTGGCTACATCGTAAACAGCCCGAACGTCCCAGCAACTGTTCGTATCAAGTTGAACAGGAGTACCAAAACTGATAGATGTTCCGCTTACTGTCCCAACGACTGCAGTGGGCCTCTGAGAGCTGCCTCCATTAGGATAAACAACAACAACCTTCTGATTGACGCTATCATATGCGGACCCTACTCCAACTGCGCTGGTAGCGAATTGAGCAGCAGTCCCAACCTCCTGGGTGCTAGCAGGACCAGTGATGGTGCTTACTGTTCCATCTGCATTAAGAACTACTCTGTTTCCATTGGCTATCGTACCGCTTGCGATGAAGTCTCGCTCTCCATCTGTGCCACCAGCTCCAATCTCCACAATGGCCTCTGTGCCATCGTCTTTCTTCATGAAAAGCTTACCGTCATAGGTGTTTAGGCCAAGTTCTCCTAGCGCTAAATCTGTTGTAGACGGAGCGTTGCCTTGTACTGCTGAACGCTTCAACTTAACGGTGTTTGCCATGTGGCGATCCTGTCGTGCCTATCTAGGCGATCCCGCTAGTCTTCCTAATCAATAAGTTCCGCCGTCTATCGTAGAGTCTGAGCTCAGAGCGTCCGTAATGCCATATCCAGCCAGTGTAGTGGGCTGAGAGAATGCCGTAGCTCGACCGTAGGTATCAACGGTGAAACCGTTGTAAGTTCCAGCAGTAACTCCACTAACCGCTAAGTCTATATTGTCGGCATTGACTACAATTCGGCCACTGTCAGCAGTACCCACATCCAGAGTTTGACCCGTCTTGGTAAGACCATTGCCTGCTGTTACAGCACCAATCTCAGAAAACTGAGTGAAAGTAAGATCGGTTGTTCCAAGAGTTATAGGATCCGATGTGACCAATACATAGCCAATGCCAGCACTTGTATCACCATCCTCTACAAACGTAAACATGCCGGACGTTACTTCTCCTGAAGGGGTATTGTCTGCATCGGAAGAACGAGTCCAGCCTCCTCCTGAGACTACGTCATAAATACCATTCTCAGATGCATCTGTCTGATCTTTGACCAGCACCCTGTTTCCAGCAACTAGAGATACATTGTCGACAGTTTGAGTATTGCTTAATGTGATATTAGCTGTAGTGGCAACTCTTGTTGATTTTTTAATATCAAGCCCTGAAACAAGAGCATCTGCATAAGATTTTGTCGCCGCATCTTGATCGGATACCGGATCAGCTAAGCCAGTTATCTTTTGGCTATTCATGTTTACCGAGGCGGTAGGCACGGCCATTTGATCCAATCTGTTAGCCTGGACCCCGGAGTCAAAGTCAGAGACCTGACTGTGAGCAATGCTAATTGAAACGTCAGAAGCACTTGTCAGTCGACCCTGTTCGTCAACAGTAAAAGTTCCAACAGTCCCAGCTGCTCCGTAAGACGCCGCAGTAACCGCAGTATCGTCTAAGTCAATAGTTAAAGTATTACCACTGGCCGTAGTGCTAATACCAGTATCCCCAGAGATGTTGATAGTCCCGGACGAATAGTTAGCTGTTCCGGCATCGTCGGCAGTCAAAGATCCACCGCCTCCGCCACCGCCACTTTCGACCGCTGTTTCTATCGCTTGTAAAGCAACTTTTACATTAGAATTGTCAGCAATTGTAGAACCAGTGAAAGTTCCAAGGTCACCAGTGTAGTTTAACTCAATAGCGGTAGCAGTAACAGCTGTAGAATCTACTTTAAAAACTCCAGTCAGGTCTACGTCACCTGAAAAAGTTTTGTTACCAGTAACAGTCTGAACGCCAGACACAGTAACACCAGCCGGAACAAGTGTTCCGCTTTCATTTATATATAGCTGATCTTGATCAATTGCGTAGCATATCTCTCCATCTTTTAAAGACGAAATATTGGTCGACAAGTCACTGTAATCGCCCCTTGCCGGTTTTACTGCATTCCTGGGTGAAGGGACTGGCATGACTACTCCGTTGATCTCATTAGTATTCCTTAGGTCGTAAAGTCTCCGCCATCTAACGGTGCATTATCAATCGAGTCAGATGTACCGGTAGTCAAGTTACCTCCATCGAAGTCGCGGTTGTCAAATGCACCCAATGCAACGCTAAGATTAACCCATTGCCCATTTCTTCGAACGTAGTAGCCGCCGTCTTGAGGAGCCTCTGGGATACCTCCTGATACGCTTGAAGACGAAAGGAAAAGAAAATTGTATGCTTGGTTTTCTATTAGAGCTGATTCAGGTCCGGGAGTCTCGACATGAGCTACAACTAGAAGGAAGCCATCAGTCGTTTCAGAATAACTAGTGATTGAAAAAAGATGAGCCTGAGAAGGATCACTGACTTGCGTTAGATAGATCTGTCCGCTTATAGGCAGTATTGCTTCAAGGAGCAATTCAACGTCATTTCCTGCTTGATTTGTTTTGCTAACATGTATTTCAGTGACCAGCGTTATATCTGTGTTGTTTACGTGAAACTTGCGGTTATGTGGCTCCCCCGTTTCGTCATGCTCAATCCAGGCAATCGTTGTACCGCTCCCGCCAGTTATTACCGTGGAAGACCCCCCGCCTCCAGAGGAAGATGTTAGCCGAGGAATGTATAGATTGGTCCATCGAGAGCCATCATATGTGAGTACTTGACTTTTCTTGAGCGGTATTGTGTCCGCAATCTCAACGTCATTGAGATCGTTAAGGACCGCATCAGTGACAAGCAAGTCCTTGCCGTCACGACCAGGAGGTCCCGCTGGACCCGGTAACCCGTCCTTCCCATCAATACCATCGGATCCACTTCTACCCGAATTAACGAGCAGCATTCTGTCTTGTATCTCTTGAGTCAGATCAGCAAAGCGCTTTTCAACCTTGTTCGCAAGCTCAACAGAGGGCTGTGTACTAGGGGCTTCAGGCCTGACTTCCGTATTTCTAGATTTAAAATCAGTAACGGAAGCTTCTATCAACAAGCCCGGTCGAATCTTAAATCTAGGAAGTAATCTTTTCATCTCTTCGATGACAAGATCGTCTGGTTCACTTCCGTCTGACTCTATCCAAATTCGCCAGGTAACTTCAAACTCTTCGACAGATGGAAATCTTTCGATATAAACAAAAAGTCCTTCTTTACCGCTTAAAGCAGGATTGTTGTCGACTATAGAGATCCGAGCCGAACCACTGATGATCGTACTTCTTTGAAGAATACGCAGAATATCAGCAGATGAAAGGATCATAGCGTCTTTGTCTCCAGCTAGGATGCCGATAGGCAGAATATTAGTGTCTACAAAAACTAATCATGGAAGCGACTCTTATCCTTGGCCTTGTGCTATTCATCGCCTCAGAGGTTCTACCCTTTACTCCACTTGCTGGTAACGGTGTAGCTGACGCAATCCTAAAAGCTCTTCGTATTGCGTTCCCTCATAAAAGTGACACTGACAAGTAAAATGGTCTGGAAGGCCCTTTCCGTAGAGCTTATTAGACTTCTATGGGAAGAAGGTCTTTATAGGCAAAATCCAATCTTGCGTAAGATTCACGAAAATTGGCTTTCCTTTTGGGTCGAGTGGAAGACCCAGAAAACGATGAAAGATGTGGACCGACAGATTCAAGGCATGTTTGAAGAATCTGAAATATTTCCACCTGTGTTTAATGAAGATAAAGCAGGAGAAACACTCCTTGGTGGTAAAATAGAGTTACGCGCCCCCTGGCTGGATGAAGACGACGATTGACGAGGCTTTGATTGTTTTGTTCCGAGGTCAATCGAACGTCAGAACTATAGCAGAGGAGACGGGTATTTCTTTGTCAGAAATGAAGCAGCTTTTTCGTGAATACGTAGCAAAAACCCCTATAGATCCTGATATATGGCAAGGAGACATTGAGCTTTCTTGGCCATATAGTGGGAACTAATAAGAGCTCACCATTTTTCCCTGTTAGCCCAGTAAGCCGCTGACATCTTGCCTTTGGCAATGTTCTTGGCATGGCGAGCTTTAAAGCTTTTCCGCTTGGCCTTGTTTTTCGCAGACTCACCAGCCCTAGGCTTGCCTGCTGTCTTGGCTCCCTGTTCTCCAAAACGAATTAGTTTGGTCCGGTTGCCTTCTTTCGCAAGAACGACGTGACTTTTCGTTGGATGTCCTGGGGTTCTTTTTGGCTTGTTAAAGCTAGATAGGTTGTTCTTGACAAGCCTAGCGTCTTTTTTGTTGCCAGCCATTACTTTTTGCCTTTTTTTGTTGAACCTTTCTTTGTTGAATTTTTCTTAGCTGCGGCTTTTTTAGCTGCGGCTTTGCCCTTCTTGGTGTAGGGAAACTGCTTACCATTGATCAGAGGCATGAAATTAGCTCCTTGCGCGTTTGCTAGCTTTCATAGCTTTCCGAGTGTTAGGTACTGTTCCCTTGCCTTTGCGACCACCTTGACGTTTTTTAGCATCAGTAGCTCTTGCTTCGGACTTACTTAAGCCCTTCCAAGCCTTGTCAGGCAGGTAACGAGCCGTGCCTCCACTCCTCTTGGCAGGCTTGCCATCACGAGTGCGCCATTTTTGTTTCGTCCATTTCCTCAGAGAGTTGCCAGAAGACTTTGCTCCTTTGTATCCGCCGCCAGCCTTCTTGTATTCGCTGGTAGCCCACTGAGCAGCGCGAGCAGACCATTTGCCAAACTTACTCTTTGCTGCAGAAACCTTGGATTGCCAAAGGGCTGGCTTCGTTTTCTTTGCTACACTCATGCTACTTTAAGGTAGATTTGCCGTTTGAACCCTGTCGAGCACGGTTTCTCGAAGCAGATTCTCTTACTAGCTTTCCAGACTTTGTATGAGACAAATCTTTGCCCCCTTTCCCGTATATCTTGCGCTTCTTTCGGGCAGCGTTTAATGCTGCTCTATACCTCTTCCTTTCAGTTGTCGAATGATAAACAGTGTCATACTTTTTCTTCTTGGCACGAGCTCTAGAACTGCTCGCGTAATACTTTGCAGTACGAGAATTTGCTGCCATTAGTTTTGACCTCTTTGCTCAAGTTTTCTACGAAGGTCGCTAGCTTCTTTTGCTTGTACGTCTACATGATAAACTACTTTATCTTCAAGACGATTTAAAGACTCGCCAAGCTGATCGTATGATTCTTTGTATTCTCCCCTAATCTGAGAAAAACCATCTTTGATATCTTCTCGTGTCCGAGTGAACTCTTGCATTACGGCATTAATAGAAGATCTGAAGTCTTCTTTTGTTACATATTTTTCAGCAAGTTTTACCTCAAGCCTGTCGGTTGAGACAACAGCTCGTTGAGCTACGACTAAAGCTTCTTCCGCCCTTTTCCAAGTGAATGTCCCCCATCCCACAAGAGTGGTTGCCAGCATTACTAGAATCGATTCTGGCACGGTAAAACCTCTCCCTGAGAATAGATTACCTGTAAACTTTGCTTGCTTCGTGTCTCCGAGTTATGCATAAGATTTCCGTGAAATCCCCAAATAAGAAACATCGATGTACTCATTCCAGCGAAAAAACATACAGAACCCCAACTCAGAAGAGTTAATCTAGCCGTGAGCCTTTCGTGGCTGGAAATAGAATTCACAATTCACTCTCGTCTCTGTTTTTCTGGCCAGGTTCGTATCCAAGGCCAGAGAGGCCAGTGACCGGGTCCGAAATCTTGATCTCTTGCCCTTTGGCATGAGCCGCGTTAACGTCAGCGTCGATATTGACGCCGTCTAGATAGCGAGGGCCTGATGAATAGACTACTTCCATAAGACTAAGGGTCTAAAGTACGTTACCGTTAAATTGGATTTCCTTACAGGCCTTGAGGATCTCAGCTTTTGACAAAGTACTCTTGACATCTTGGCCTTCGGCTTCAGCCCAGTCGAGGAGCTCGGCTTTCGTCATGCCGTCAAGGTCCCCTTCCTCGGCTTGAGGCTCTTGTTGTGAGCTGATAGGGTCGTAGGCAGTTCCGCCAACTTCTACCAAGATCTCTGGCTGCCTTTCAATGGGCTTCCGGGGTTCAGCCTTTTCGCCTTCTTCCACGTATCCAGCCTGAAGCAATTCACGAGCTTGAACGGTATAATACGCAGCCAATCGTTCTTGCCCTTTAACAAAGTAAGTAGGTAACTTCTTGAGATGCATAATTGCCCCTGATTCCAAATAGGTTTCCAAGCATAAAAAAAAGGGCCGAAGCCCTTTATGTCTTTCCGTTAAAACGGGGATCAGCGACGAGGCCCGTCGACGAGCTCGTAGAAGACGCCAGCCACTGTAGCGGTTCCGCCAAGAGTGTACTGAACATTGTTGTCGCCGTCGCAAAGAGCACCGCGAACGTGAGCGATGCCAACACCATTTTTGTCGAGGTCGGCAAGATTGAATGTGACCACTTGATTGCCAAGGTCCACGGTTACTTTGTTGGTGCCAGCGTCGTCGATGCTAGCGGCTCCAAGAACGATAACGCGGATTGTCTTAGCGTTAGCAAGAGTAGTTGCAGCTGCTACGGCAGAAGTGGTGATTTCGGTGCTGCTGTCAAGGTTAAAACCTTCGCGTGGAAATACACCTGTAGAACGTTGTGCCATTGTTGAACTCCTTAGAGATTAGAGGTGAAGAAATGTTGAATCATGCTACGAAGGAACGGTAGCTGCTCAACTTACAGATTAGGTTACCTACTTGCAATAAAAAAGCCCCCGTAGGGGCTATATCGCGGGGTGCCACCTGATCGGAATCAGATAGTTGCGTCAACAGTTGCGAGACGATAGGCTGCGCGACCATTGATAAGGGCCAATCCGCAATACCATTCAACGCGAGTCACGAGCTGAGGCTGATCAAATGACTCGCCGAGCTCACGGACGCCTACTGCGCCGTTCTGGATACCGGTCAACTGGTCAGGGCCGAAAGAAACGACGTAGACGTCCTGGCTGGCAATGTTGCCATCGAGAATAGCGACGTTCTGATGATCGCGGTCCAACTCAAGGACAGGTACGCCCATGTAGCTGGTCTGCTGATAGCCGTACTCATTACGAGAGATCTCGATTTGGCCGTTGCCACGAGCCAAGCTGCTAAGCTTGCGACGCATGGACTTGGACATAATGATGTACTTAGAGCCACCTTGAGCGTCAACGTTGTCAAGGGCTTCGTCAAGAACGCCTTCAGTCAAAGCACCGCCGACAGCCTTGTACTGACTAGAGCCTGTGCCGAGACGAGCGGCAAGGCCGTCGAATTCGGAAGGAGACTGATTGGAGTCGCCGTTGATGAACAAGCCTTCCCAGGCCATGCGCATAGCGCGAACACGAGACTGAATTTGATAAGCCTTTGCTTCGGCTCCTTCAAGCTCGACGATAGCGCGGTCAACTTTGATGTCACCACCAAAGAGCTTTAGGCTCTCAGATTGCTGACTGACTTCGCCATAACTTTCGGCAAGAGCGCCATTATAATTGCGGAATCCCACGTTAGGGAGACTCTCTTCACGCTTCCAGAAAAGGCCATTGCCTTCAATAGAGCGGAAGGGGAGTACGGACATGAGCTGACCAGCGGCCAGTTCAGTCACAACAGCCAACTCTTGTGGAGTAGAGGCGTGTTTCTGAGCTTCAAGCAGAGTAAGTGCCATTTTGTTTCCTAAAGATGATTGAACAAAGATTGGGTGTTAGCGCTTCAGATACTGTCACAGTAGCTTCGGCAATCGCACCCTTCCAGTCCACTCCATCTCAGAGTTTCCTTTCTGGGCTGCTAATACTAGAGTACCGATATCAATAAAAACGGAGCCAAAAAGACTCCGTTGAATATTCACTTAAGACCTCAATACTTAACTGCCGAATGCACGCTGGAACAGCTCCGTCGAAGACAAGCTTGACAGGTCTTCGGAAGGCATTCCGTTAGCGTCTGTGCCGCCATAGCCGATGCCAGCTCCAGCTCCTTTAGTGCCTTTAAAAAAAGTGCCATAGATAGGATGCACTTTGTACGATCCGATGAAGTCCGCTGCTGAGATACGCTTGCCAGACTCTTTGTCAAGAACTGGATCGCCAGCTGCATCGATGACTGTCAACGAACCGTCAGCCTCTTGGCGGAAGTTACCACCGATCTGCTGGGCCATCATGTCAAAGAAACTTACGCCATCAGCTGCATCTGTACGGCCACCTGCTTCGTGAAACACTTTTTCCAAAGCGTACTTCTTCTGATAATCAGCAAGGGCATTTTTTGCTGCAGTAGCTTCGATTGCAGCTGCCTCAGCCTGTTTACTGTATTTTAATTCGATAGCCTCTTTGGCCTCACCGAATTGAGCTTGCAACTGAGCACCTTTAGCAGCTTCGGCTTGCATTGAAGTCCACTCATCTGGATTTACGTCGGCGAAACGCTCTAGTTGAGCAGCTTGCTCTTTAACCTGCTTTTCGTATTGTTTTCTTGACTCACGCTCAGCCTTGAGAGCCTTCAAAAGATTCTCAGCCTCCGAACGAGGCATCATGTCGTCATTGGTGTTAGAGTTTTGAGGAGTGCTAACTTCCGTCTCGGGAGTCGTGTTCTCGTCAGCCATGTCGAAAGCCAGGCATCACGCCTGATTGAATAGTTCGACGTAGTATGCCAATCAAGGCCCAATCCCATCAGAAAGGCAATCGCAGTAATCCTCCCTAAAGGTATAACCAGCTGGGCAGTAGTCTGCTGGATCAGCTGGCAAACTTTGCCCTTCACATTCACCCCACTTGCAACGAGGCTTTTTATTGCAAGTTGTCATGTCACCAGTATTTGGACAGATAGCAGTCATCTACCTGCTCCACTTCTTCTTGGGGCATAGCTCGTCAGGATTACCACCAACCCAAGTCTTTGCTTCCATGAAACAGCCACATTCAGAGCAGCGCTTGCTTTCTTCTAAAAAGTAAGGGCATTCCTTACAGGTGGCGTAACGTTCTTCCCTGATTTTACCGCTAACTTTACCATGGCGAATGGCTTGGCCGGTCGTTTTCATGAGACCTTTAGCCATATCATTGAAGGTAGCCTTTACGGGCTTAGACGTCTTACCATTCATTCGGACCAGAAGATCGTCATGGCGCTCCTTTGGCCAGGCAGAGACCGGACCAGTAGGATATACTTCAGCTGATTTCAGCTCTTCCCTGATGTTCATTCCTAACAGCAACCTGGGCTAGTGTACCGATCAGGATTTGAGGCGATAATCTGATGATGTGGTGTTGTAATACATAGCACCAGAAGTGACGCCGCCAGTGCCAGCCGCTGCATCGTCTGCATATTCTCCAATCCCCAAAGCTGCTCTAGGGTTTGACCATGACAAGACTCCACTGCCATTAGTCGTCAATACCTCATCTGAAGAGCCGTCGACTAAAGGCAGTGTGTAAGTCTGATCGACGCTGTATGATGAGGGGAGTTTAAAGCCTAAATAATTACCTGTAGGGGTAGATGCTCTACCGTCACCAGATTCAAATCGCACTTCAGGAGTGTTGTCAGTAGCCGAGTTCACACCTCCTATACGCAAGCAGACCCCGCTAGTAGCAGTTACTCCGGCTCCTTTCGTAGGATGTACATTGAAATAACAGGAGTCTGAACTATCCGTAGTGTAAACTCCCGCTCCATATGTAGAGCTAGCATAAACCTTCCAC